ACCTATGAACAACGCAGCGGGCGCAACCGAGATTTCATATTGCCAGGCAAACGGCGACGGATGGTACTTGAACGACTGGGCTCTCGTGAAGCTCTGGGAGGATATCGCTTATCTTTTCGGCAAGAACACGAACGCACAGGCAGTATTCGGTGCCGGACATAACTCGGGCGGAACCGGTCCGGCAAGTCTCCTTCAGACCGGAACCCTTAAGGACAAGGGACCGTTCTACGGAACAAGTGGAAATGTAGCTGTTAAGTTCCTCTGGAAAGAGAATGCCTGGGGCGACAGATGGGATCGTATCGCCGGATGCATGAATGTCAGCGGAACGATCAGAGTCAAGATGCATCCTCCGTACAATACGGACGCATCCGGATACGTAAATACCGGAATAACACCGGGCGGAACAAGCGGCGGATATATCAGCGCAGCGAAGATGACATCTTACGGCCTGATACCTCAGACGGCGAGCGGATCAGACTCGACGTACTGGCCTGATGGACTGTGGTTCAACAATAGCCAGACCGATTATGCGATTGCGGGCGGCGCCTGCTACCGTGGGGCCCTTGTCGGTCCTTCTTGCCTCGCTCTGAACGGTGCCCTTTCCGTTGCGAGCTGGGACGTCGGCCCGTCCCTCTCTTACAAAAAACCTGTTGCGGCGTAGCCGCGGCGGGGGATGCGGGGGCGCAGCGCCCCGCGAGGAGTAGATCAAAAGAAAATATCAGGGGTATATACGCAAGCCAACGAGCCTTCCGACGATTGCGGGCGGCAACTGCAACAATGGGGCCCTTGTCGGTCCTTCTTGCCTCAATCTGAACAATGCCCTTTCCAATGCGAACTGGAACATCGGCCCGTCCCTCACTTATCTGTAATGGTACAAAACAAAAATTGCGTATATATCCTACGCCACAGGCGTTTGAAACAACGCTATCAGCGAAAATGAATCCGCAACAGGCAGGGCTTAGTAGCATAGTTCAGGCGAAAGGCCCTGAGGAGATAAGAGAAAGCCTGTAATGCGTGACAAACCTAAACAAAGAGGTATGAAATGGCAAGACCGGCAAAAGCGGCGACAGTTGTAAAGCTGGAGAAAAAGTCGCACAGAACAAAAAAAGAGCTTGCCACACGTGAAAGAGCGGAAAAAGCACTCCTCACGGGTAAGATGATGGTTGAGACCGCCGACGTCAGGTCGGATAAGGTCGCTCATCTGGAGTTTTTGCGCCTTAAACCGCTTCTCAAGGCGATAGATAAGTTCGACGAGATCTACGGGGCACCGGTCAGACGGTATTGTCTGAATAAGTCGAAACTGAACAATGTCGAGATCGACATAGCAAAAACGAAGGGCGAAATCGAAGAATTACGTGAAAATAAGGCTGATTTTTCGAAAAATATGCCCGAATACTACCGTTTAATCACCAAAATGGAAGATATTATTGCCAAAAAAGAGGGTATCGCGAAGTCGATCAGGGCAGAAATGAACGACTTTGAGAAGCAAAACTGCATGACTATCCGGTCAGCACTTGCAGCGATCCCGAAGAAGCCGGAAACGAAGGCGAACGCATTAAAGGAGGCTCTCGGTGTATAAAAAGAACCCTGCTTACAAGTATGCGTCCTTCTGCGCTTCGGATACGCGCCGGAAGGTACCGAAATACGTCCGGATGCAGGCTGAAAGTTGGCTGAACATCGCGGACGGCTTCGACAAAGAGGCAATGATCGACGAAGAGACGGTAGCCAGGATCGAGAGGCTCTTAAAGCTCATGATCCATCCGGACCTTAACGTCCCGATGAACGAAGGACTTGAGCCGTATGCATGGTTTTTGATAATCGCAGGACTGTGCACGAAGCTCAAGAAAAAGCAAAACATACGATATTACACGACGATACTGTTGGAGATAGCCAGAAAGAACTTCAAGACCTTCAACAGCGGAGCGATTTTCATATTATTGATGCTGACAGAACCGGACTTCTCCCGGTTCTTTTCTGTTGCACCGGATCTCGCACTCTCATCGGAGCTTAAGCTTGCGATCCGGAAGATCATCAAGAGCTCACCGGCGCTCTATGACGAAGTAGAGCCCGCCTTCAAGCTCTTACGGTCCGAGATAAGGTGCAACCTTAACGACAACGAGTACAAACCGCTCGCATATTCAGAAGACAGGCTCGACGGTAAGACCGCTCATGCGTTTCTGGCCGATGAAGCCGGTGCGATGGATACATACCCGATCGAGGCGATGAGATCATCCCAGATCAACATCCCGAACAAGCTCGGCATAGTCATCAGCACGCAATATCCGAACGACAATAACTCGATGATCGACGAGATCGACAAGGCAAAGAAGTCACTTGACGGCCTGATCGATAACAAAAGGATCTTCTCGCTTTTATATGAGCCGGATGACGACTTAAAGACCGGCGATCAGTGGATGACAGATGACAGGATCCTCTTCCAGGCAAACCCCGTCTCACTGACAAGACCGGAGATGCTCGAAAACTTAAAGGAGAAGCGGACAGACGCGATCCTTTATGAGAATAAGCGGGAAAACTTCCTGTGTAAGCACTGCAATATCCTCTACAAAGGACTCGGAGTAGAAGGATATATCGATGTTCAGAAGGTAAAGCAGTGCAGACGCGATAAGGATGACGAATGGTGGCGCGGCCGTAAAGTATGGCTCGGCCTCGACCTCTCATTATCAGATGATAACACTTCCGTCGCTATGTCGACAGAAGAGAATGGGATCATATATTCAAGGGTTACGGGCTTCCTTCCGGCGGACAGAGTCGAGGCGAAGTCTAAAAAAGAGGGTGTAGATTACAAAAGACTCATCAAAGAAGGCAACTGTTTAGCCTGTGGGAGTGAAGTTGTGGACTATTCCACCGTTGAAGAGTACATCCTCACCCTTGAATCTCGTATGGGCGTAGAAATCCAACAGGTCGGATACGATCGCTGGAATGCGATATCGACTATCCAGAAGCTTGAAGCGGAAGGGATAACGTGCGTAGAGATCAAGCAGCACTCGTCAGTATTGCACGCTCCAACGAAGCTCCTCAAGGAAGCGATCCTTGACAAGAAGTTCGCATACGACGACAACCGCCTTCTGGAGATCAACTTCCAGAACGCGAGATGCACGGAAGATACGAACCTCAATAAGTACGTGAACAAGAAGAAGTCGGCCGGCAAGGTCGACATGGTAGTAGCGACGATCAACTCCGTATATCTCTTACAACAGGAGATGCTTTACGGAATGGACTTCGTCGTTCAGGTGATTTAGGAGTAGACAATGGGACTTTTTAAGAAGAGAGCGGAAGAAAATACGGACAGCATACAGCTCAATGATGCGCTTCTTGAGGCATTCCTTCAGGATGACTACGTATCACGAAAGATGGCTATGAACGTCCCAACTTTCGCCGGATGTATCAATACTATCGCAAACACGATCGCAAGCGTACCGATCTACCTCTACAAGAAGAAGGATGACGGATCGGCGGAGAAAGTGGACGACGACAGAGTCGACTTACTCAATTATGACACGTATGACACCTTCACCGGCTGCGACCTGAAGAAGCAGATAGTCAAAGACTACTACACGAACAAAGGCGGATACATTTACATCAACCGTCCCGGAACGAAAGTGAGATCACTTCATTACGTGGATCCTGATGTCGTAACCTTCATGTATAACGAGGATCCCATCTTCAAGAAGTACAAGATCTTCGTAAACGGGAAAGCGTACCACCCTCACGAGTTCATAAAGATATTAAGAGTCACACAGAACGGATGGAAAGGAACATCCCTCATCGCAGAAAACGCGACCATCCTCTCGGTAGCATATAACTCGCTCAAGTTCGAGAACGCCCTGGTCAAGAAGGGCGGAAACAAGAAGGGCTTCCTGCAGGCGGCCCACAAGATAGCCGATGAGGCATTAAAAGCCTTAAAGGACGGATTCCGGAGACTCTACTCGAACGACGGAGAGAACGTGGTCATCTTAAATGACGGAGTACAGTTCAAAGAAGCTTCCGAGACATCTGTAGAGATGCAGATGAACGAAAACAAAAAGAGCAACGCGAATGAGATCTGCAAGCTCTTCAATATGCCACCGTCGATCATAAACGGCGGAGCGACAAAAGAAGAGAGACTGGCATACGTCCAGGACTGCATCATCCCGTTGCTTGACGCAATATGTACCGCACTTAACCGCGACCTCTTACTCGAAAGAGAAAAGAAGTCGTATTTTTTTGCAGCTGATACCTACGAGCTGACAAAAGCGGACATCAAAACAAGATTCGAAGCCTATGCAAGCGGTATCAAGAACGGATTCCTTCAGATCGATGATATCCGTCGCCAGGAGAACATGGCTTCACTCGGCCTTGACTTTGTAAAGCTTGGCCTTCAGGACGTACTTTTCAACCCTGAGAACGGAATGCTGTTCACTCCGAATATGGGTTTGAAAGTAAATATCAATGACGTGGCAAATGGTGAACCTGTACCTGATGGGGCAGAGTCGGGCGGTGCACAAGTGCCGCAGACAACACCCGATCCGAGCCAGAATAACCCGGATGATACGTCAGGAAAGGAGAAACCAAATGAAGATAACGATCAGAAGTGATTCGGTCGAGATCGAAGGTTACGTCAACGCAGTCGGAAGAGACTCAAGGCGGATGTCTGATGAGTACGGCAACGGATTCGTTGAACAGATGCAGCCGGGCGTATTTGCCCTGGCACTTTCAAAGAATGCCGAAGTCGAGATGCTCCTCAATCACAAAGCCGACAGAGTGATCGGAAAGACGGGAGACAACCTTGAACTCGAAGAAGACAGTATCGGACTTCATGCGAGAGCAACGGTCACGGATCCGGAAGTGATACAGCTTGCCCGCGACGGAAAGCTTGTCGGATGGAGTTTCGGCTTCTACACGCTCGATTCCCGGACAGCGTATGACTACGACACACATGTCGAGAGATCTATCGTGACGGAGATTGACCTCAGGGAAGTATCCATCATAGACGACACCATGCTCCCGGTGTACGCCGGTACAAGCGTTCATGCAAGAGCACAGGAAAAGGACAAGCTCATAACAAGAGCGATGACCTCTGATGTGATTCGCACTATGGACAACCGGAAGGCCGAAGAGCCGAAGGAGCCGCAGGAAGAAGAACCTGCACCCGAGCAGCGGGCGGAAGAGACACCCGACTACTCAAAATACCATGAAACCATCGAAAGATTAAGGAGGAAATGAAAAATGAAAGAACTCATGGAAAAAAGAGCACAGCTCATGGAACAGATCGAAGAACTCTCCAAGTCCATAGAGATGGAAAAGAGAGCATTCACAGACGAAGAGAACACAAAGTTTGACGCACTCACGAAGGAAGTTGAGTCTATCGACGCTACCATCGCTCAGATGGAAAGAGCTGAGAAGCTTGTCAAGGTAGACAACAAGCCCGACGAGGCAGCAGGCACAGAGTCAAAAGAAGAGATGGAAGTAAGAGCTTTCGCACAGTTCATCCGTAACGAGAGAGCCGGAGATTCCAACATCACAAAGGACGACAACACAGCAGTCATCCCGAAGACGATCGCAGACAAGATCGTTGACAAGATCAAGGACATCAGCCCTCTGTTCAAAGACGCTGAGAAGTTCAACGTTAAGGGCACTCTTTCGATCCCTTACGTAGACGGATCAAATGACAACCTCACGGTTGCATACGCTGACGAGTTCACAGATCTCGAAGCAAAGTCAACGAAGCTCCTCTCAGTAGACCTTACAGGCTACCTTGCAGGCGTACTCGCAAAAGTATCAATCAGCCTCATCAACTCAACAGACATCGAGCTTGTTGATTTTGTCGTAGCTAAGATGGCTATGGCTGCAGCAACATTCATCGACAAAGAGATCCTCGTAGGAACTCCCGGCGATCCTTCAGCTTCTCCGGCAGTACCTGCAAAGATCCTCGGTCTTTCAAACGCTTCCCAGGTCGTTCTCGCAGGCTCAACAAGCGCGATCACATCAGACGTGCTTATCAAGCTGAAGAACAGCCTCAAGAGCGCATATCAGTCAGGTGCTTACTTCGTAATGCATCCCGACACCTTCACAGCTTGCCAGCTCCTGAAGGATAAGAACGACAGATACCTCTTCAACGACGACATCGTAGAAGGCTTCTCAGGAAGGATCCTCGGCAAGCCTGTATACGTTTCGGATCAGTGCCCTGCTATTGCTGAAGATGCTTTCGCAGTATTCTACATCAATCCTGCACAGGCACTCGCAGTCAAGATGGTTGAGGACAGCGTAACGATCCTCCGTGAGAAGTATGCAACTCAGCACGCACTCGGCATCGTTGAGTGGGTAGAGCTTGACGCACGCATCCAGAACCAGCAGGCAGTAGCAGCCCTTAAGATGGCTGCATCGTAAGGAGGCCGAACATGAAGATTACAGCAAAAGTAAGCTTCTCAGGTCGTGATTTTAACGCATCATCCGGGCAGGTCTTAGACTTGCCCGATGAAATTGCGAAGGACCTGATCGGAGCAGGTTACGCGGAGCCGGTAAACGCTCCCAAAAAAGCGGAGGCGAAAGATGAAGATAAGCGAGATAACGCAGGATCTGATACTAAGTCAGCTCCGAGAAAACGCGCAAGCTCTAAGTGAGACCGAGAGAGCGTACATAGATGCGCTTAAAGAGGCAACAATCGCATACATCAAGGACTGGACGGGGATCAAGGAAGTCAGCACTCCGGACGAGAACGGAAGGATGCTCGATAACTACGAAGACCTCGTATATCCGTTCATGGCGATCATCTCATTCATGTATGACAACCGCCAGATGACGGTAGAGAAGGACAAGATCAATCCGGTTGCGGCTTCAACGCTGAATCTTCATTCGTTCAACATAGTTCCGGAGGAATAAACATGAACGCGGGACAGATGATTTCTAACGGAAGACCTTATGAAGTCACAATACAGAAGCTCATAGGAGCCACAGTAGACGACTCCGGGTTTGATACAGAGGAAACGTGGGAAGATTTCTATACGAATTATGCTTACGTCAATTCTCTGACCGGAAGCGAGCGCTGGATGGCGGCACAGATTGAAGCGGACCGAACGGTCCGTTTTTCGTTGCGCTGGCATCCGCAACTTGATGAGGTCAAACCGAAATACTACAGATTGCTCTTTGCGGGAAGGATATACACGATCACATTCGTGGATAACGTCCAGTACAAGAACGAAACGGTCAAGATCGACGCACTGGAGGTGGAGGCGTAATGGGAATGACTTTCGACATGGAAGGCTTCGGCGGACTCAGTGGAGATATAAGCCTCTTCGGAGGCCTGCGGTTCGAGGATATGGCGAAGAAAGTTCTCGAGGATGTCAGGACAGATATGGAAGACGGGACAAAGCAAGCCCTCAGAGCTTCCATAGATCACCCGGGAGACTCGGAACTTGTCAATTCAGTCAAATGTTACGAACCTGCAATGACACGAAACGGAGAAGGCGCGAAACTGGTATGTCAGCCGACCGGAAGATCAACATCCGGAAACCGTTACCATACCGTCAGCCGCGGAAAGACGATTTCAAAGCCTGTCACGAACAATGACAAGGCCTTCTGGCTCGAATATGGAGTCGCAGGAAGGCAGGCAGCGAAGCCGTGGAAAGACCGGGCGACCAACTCGATAGAGGGTAAGGTCACGCCAAAGATTGAGCAGGCTATAGCAAAGGAATTAGGAGCGACATGAACATAAATCCTGACATTCAGAAACTTGAAGAACTCACGGGCTTACCCGTATCACCGGATGTTTATTCCGGAAACAAGGACAAATACATAACGTATGAGTACACGGACGAACGCCCGATCTTCTGGGGAGACGATACGACTCTGTATGATCAGCTGATGGTCAGAGTGAATATGTTCACGCCTCCGAAATTCAACTACATGGATCTCAAGCATATTATCCGGGATTATCTTGAAACTCTCGGAGAGCTTGATGATATCGAGAGCTGGCTCGAAACGTTCACAGCGAAGAACAATCTGGAACAGACGACCAGACACACAACATTCAATGTCACAATAACGAAAGAGAGGTAGTAAAAATGGCATACGTAGGACTCCGTAAGCCTTATGTCGCAAAATACGACAGGGCTACAAAAACTTACTCAAACGGATTCAAGTATTCGCATGCAGTAAGCTTCAACATCAATCCCAACTATGCAGAAGCATCACTCTACGGTGATGACATGCAGGTTGAGTACGAGAAGGCATTCACGAACGCCGGTATCACACTCGGCACGACCTCAACGCCCATCGACGCAGCAGAGGTTATGTTCGGCCACACAGTAGACAGAACACTGAACAAGGTCATCTTCAAGGCGACAGATGAATCCAACTACGTCGGACTCGGCATCATCGCTCCCGAGAAGGTAGACGGCGCGAACAAGTTCG